AAACCTCTATATGAAGGTATGGAAAATCATGATGCTAATACTGATGCTAATACTGATGCTAATACTGATGCTAATACCGATACGTCTACGCAAGATAATGGTTTTGATGAAGGAGACAAAGTATCGTATGGATCTTTATTAGTAACAGGAAATAATGATGATAAATTTGAGAGTTTAGATGATAAAAAATCTGTTGTTCCAGAAGGAGATGAAGATTTATATATGTTAAAATCACAAATGGTTCCACCTGTGTGTCCAGCATGTCCAGAGGTGAAAGCTTGTCCTAGAAAAGAACAGTGTCCTCCTTGTCCTCCCTGTGCACGCTGTCCTGAACCTTCATTTGAATGTAAGAAAGTTCCTAATTATTCCTCAAAACACAACGATAGTCTTCCAAGACCTGTTTTAGCCGATTTCAGTCAATTTGGAATGTAATAAAAATTTAAATATTATTTTTTTAAATTTTTATTAAGTACATTTTCTTGTTTTCTTTTTATGCTTTCTGGTTTTTAAATTTTTAATTATAAATGGTCTAAATGGTATTTTTTTATTTGAACGCGTATATCTATTTATAAAACCAGCTCTATTACTTTTCTTTGTTCCCTTTTTAGCTTTCATTATTTTTTTGCTTTTCTTTGGTTTCTTTGGTTTCTTTAGTTTCTTTAGTTTCTTTAGTTTATATTTCTTTTTAATTATTTGAATAGATTTATTTAAATTTTTAATAAAAGGAATATCTTTCTTTTTAATTATACCACCATGAGTTCTTGCTCTCTGCAATGGGCTATCATAATCCATTTCTTCATCATAATAATCAAATATCTGTTGGCTAGCAGTTTGATCTTCAACTTCTTGATTCTCATCATATCTTCCGGAATGCCGTAAAATACCCTCTCTTATCATTTGATGTTCAAGATATTCTTCTCCATCACTGTTTTCGGTTTCTCGTAAAGCATAATCTAGGTATTCAATCATCATATCAACTGTTTCATCAACATTCTGAAAATCTTCTTCAGCTTCATCACTTCTTTCATATTCATCGAGTAATGCATCATCTTCATCGTCTTCAACATTTTCTAAATTATTAACTGCTTCAATAACATTATCTACATCTTCATGAGCGACAATAACATCATCTATATTTTCATCGACAACATCCATATCTCTGGGAACATCATTACGTAGTTGGGATGGCAAAGTAGTTAAATACTGAACCAAACCACCTCCAAATGCTAGTGCCATTTTGCCTGAACTTTGCCCCACATCAATAACAAATTGTGTAGTTGTACTTAATACAATCTTAATGATTCTCCATGTTTCTATTGTTCCCCTATTTCCAAAATAATAAATTGTACAAATTATTTTTGTTAATAATCGTGAAATATAATTCCGCATTGATGTCAATAAAGCACCAGTTACAAGACCCCTTGCTAACCAAGCTGTAGCAGCGTCATTTCCTAAATATTCTTGTATATAGTTTATTATACTCCCTACTATACCCCTCATTCTAGTCTCTCCCGATTGACAATTTTTTAGCCCAAACATTCCCATCCCAACATCCACCAAATTAGTACATGTATCTTGTCTTCCAACTAAGTCATGTGCCAAATTATCTAATATTACAAATATTTGATACATAGCATCGATTGTCCTATCATATCCTGCCCCATATTCTGAATTTCTAACCCAAGTGTGTGCAGCTTCGGCTAGTGCAGGTGATGCCAATAATATCAATACTGCTATTTTATTTGTTTTCCCTCTTATTGTAGCTGCCCAACCACCACAACCATCATCATCTTCGGCGGCAGCACCACCAGTATATCTAACAATTTCACCACCTTTCATTATATAATATTATTATAAAATATTACTAAGGGATTTTATTATCTAGTCTTAATACACTTTTTATCTATTTGCATTGTTTTACACTTTTCATCTTGTGGAACTATTTTTATCACACATTTTGATTTTTTTCCATATAATGGTTCTGTGCATCCTTTTTCTTTCTTACGCGTTTTCCTAAAATTAAACATCTTTGGTTTTTCCTTTGTACAACGAGAACGAAAATGTTCATATCTTTCACGCACTTCATTATAACTAAGTCCTGACTTTTTATTTAACATTTTATTAACAGTTTCATGTAATTTATAAATATAACGCGAAAAGGCATCTCTATTTTTCATATTACACATTTTTAAGGGATGTGCTTTAAAATTACGTTTTAAATTCTCTCTACAATGTCCACAAGGCAATACATTTTGCATATTTAATATGAATTTCTTATAATTCTTTTTATCAAGCGATGTTGGTTTTACAGGATAATTAAAACTCATTGTATGTAAATAATGCCACATACTTGGTCCCCATACAGTTGTCAACATACCATCACCACTTGAATAATCTTTTTTATTATAGACTTTTTTACTTTTATTTTTTTTAATCTGTTTAGCGACATTATTTTTCCTTGTCTTTTTGTTCATAATAAAATATACACAGAAAACAATTTAGTATATATTAATTTGATGTATTATTTATAAAATTAATTTTTAAAACATCTAATATATGTTCATCTATATTATTACTTGATTCTTTAACAACAAATCCTTTTGTTATCAAAATTTGTTTATAATAATCTCGGTCATTATTATAATCTTGTTTATTTATTTTAACTAATTTTCCACTATATGATTTAAATAACATTTATATAACTACGGATTTTTCTTTATATTCGTTAATTATATTTGATAAATATTCTATGTATTTATATAATGAACAATTTAACCAATGTTTTGAAAAATAAAAAAATATTTATTGTAATAGGGTGTTCTGCTATTTTTATATGTGCAGCTATATTTGTATTCATTACATATGTTAAACCAAAATTAAACCAACAATATGTAGCTAATAAAGAATTTACCGACACAAATACAGATACGGATAATTACGCAGATTTATATTTCTTTTATACATCCTGGTGTCCACACTGTAAAAGCGCAAAACCTACCTGGGAACAACTAAAACAAGAAATAGGAGATTCACAAATTAATGGAACAAAAATTAAGTTCATCGAAATAGATTGTGATGAAGATTCTGCTACTGCAGATAAATTTAAAGTAGAAGGATATCCCACTATTAAATTAGTTAACAAAACACAAATAATTGAATACGATGCAAAACCCGATTTAGACACACTTAAACTGTTTTTAGAAAAATCACTCTAAGGAAATTAAAAAATCATCTGCAATTTTACATCCGTCTTCAATTATTTCTCTTCTGAGTTTTTCATCTTCTAATAAATCTATCCATGCCTTAAATCCAAGAAAATTATTTACTTGACAATTTACAATATTTTTCATTTCTCTCTTTGTATTATTCAATTCGATTTCTTTCTTCATTTTTTTTAACAATATTACCAAATAATTAATAATTGTAGATTCTTCAAATATTTTATTCTCTTGTTCTGGAAATCTAATATCAAAGCCTAATATTTCATCTGAATCATAATTTTTTTCCAAACAGTCATTCAATGGAAAATTATTTAAAACTCCGCCATCAATATAACATTGTTCAGAATCTATTACTGGAGAGAAAATAAATGGAAAGGCCATGCTCATACACAATCCGGTAATTACTTTCATATCAGGATGTGTAATATATGAAATATCTATTTTTTTCATATGTTCTCCATTTATTTCCGTTGAATAAATATGTATTTCTATTTTATTAAATTCGTATAATTCTTTGAAAGTTACATCTTTTGATAAACCCTTAGCTTCTAATAAAGGCAAAATAATATCATTTATAAATTTCTCTCCTAACAAACCCTTTTTATTGTATGCTTCTAACAATGTTATAATTTCAATATCAATAATTTTTCTCCAAGGTCTTTTAATAAAATAATCATCAATCCAGTCCCAATCATACCCTAATGATATTAAAGTACCTATATATGCTCCTACAGATGTTCCATATATTGTTTCTATATTTTCTATCTCCCAAAATTTCTTTTTATTAAGTTGTTTAGCTGCTCCGTATGATATTAATCCAACAGGGCCACCACCACTAAACACTAAATGTTTAATTACCATAATAGTATAATTAATAGTATTATTTAATAACTTTTTTTCTGTAATAATTTTAATTATGGAAACAATCTTTACATTAGGTGATGAAACCGATGACGAATTAAAAGTTAATTTAGACGATTTATATGAGAAAAAAAAACAACATGATTTGAATACTTTATCTATATACAATAAAATATTGGCCCGAATACATAATAAAATTCACATTACTTCTAGACAACACACTACAAACCAATTTTGTTGGTATTTAATTCCGGAAATGATGATAGGAGTTCCAAGATATGACCATGGAGCATGTATTGCATTTTGTATAGATAAATTGAGAGATAATGGATTTATGATTAGATATACACATCCTAATTTATTATTAATTTCATGGAAACACTGGATACCATCTTATGTTCGTAGCGAAGTAAAGAAAAAAACTGGTGTAAATATTGATGGATATGGTAATAAAATTATTAAAAATAATAATAAATCCGATGATCCTACAGACCCTAGTAATTTATACACTAACAATAGTATTCCCGTAGAACCTAAGAAACAATTCAAGGATATTAATTCTTATAAACCAACTGGTAATTTAATTTATAATAAAGATTTATTAAAAAGAATCGAAGATAAATCTAAAATTAACAAGTAAAATATATTATAAATTTTATTAAAATATATTTTAATTCTTTTATTATCTTTTATCTTTTATTATTACTGGATTTTGGTTAATAAAAGTATCTTTTATATCATTTGACTTATCTTCTCGTTTAGGTTCATTTTGAAACATTTGCATATTCATGAAAGGCTGTCGCACATTATCCGATGACTTTTGTACATCATCATCATCCGATGGCTTTTGCATGTCCACTGGTGGTTTTTGCATATCATCCATTGGCTTTTGCATATCATCCATTGGCTTTTCTATGTCCACAGGTGGCTTTTGCATATCATCTATCGGCTTTTGCATGTCCACAGGTGGCTTTTGCATGTCCACAGGTGGCTTTTGCATATCATCCGTTGGTTTTTGCATATCATCCGTTGGTTTTTGCATATCATCCGTTGGTTTTTGCATATCATC